AAGTCTACTACACCACTGTTCGTAAATTACGAACAGAAACGGATTGTAGTTACAACTCTAATTACTTTAAGAAGTTTGATGACAAAGAAACCAAGAAAGATGTTAGTGATGTCTTGGTATTAAACTTAAACATGTTTGATAAGCTGTCTGCAAGTAACCCAGTGTGGGAAGAGAATACAGAAAGAATGAATATTATTGGTCAGAATGGTAATGATGGTTTACATTATGAGGAGTTAGAAGATGAGTAAGATTGTGAAGTATGGAGACTTCTTTCTTGACCCTACAAAGAAAAGACGCATCAGGAAGATGCGTACAGAAGTTAGAGAACAACGTATTAAAGAGTATATTAAACGAGCAGAGAAAGAACTGCCACTATTTGAAGGAGATAAGTAATGGGACTTGACCAGACCGCTATTGCTCGCAAAGGCGAGCCACGCACAGTTAAAAGTGAATACACCTACACTGACCTTGAGGGTAATGAGCATGAAGGTGTTGATGAGTACCTTGAATGGGATGACACTATTGAGTTAGCTACTTGGAGGAAGCACCCCAACCTGCAAGGTTGGATGGAAAACCTCTGGCACGAGAAGGGTTGTCCTAACGATAAGGGTGATGGTTTTAACTGTGTAGAACTAGAGTTGACCAAGTATGACCTAATCTCACTGGAACAAGCACTAGACGAAGGCGAGCTACCAGAAACTTCTGGATTCTTCTTTGGCAGTAATGCTGACGACCATTATGCAGAAGCAGATCGTGAGTTCATTGTGCAAGCTCATGCCGCACTCAAGCAAGGTTATAAAGTGGTGTATAGTAGCTGGTGGTAATGTTTGTTATAATCAAAGGGAGGCACATATGCTAAGGAGCATAACAATCGACAATGCTATGCTTAGATGGATTGCCGATAAGATAAACGAAGAGGTAGCAAAGGGCAACAAGATCACTAGGTCTTTCCTTTCAAAAACAATCTGGGAGTACGAGAGAAAAGGTACGTAATGACAGACAAGATTTTAGAATTAGAGTGCGCTCACTGCGACTATGAGGAAAAGATCACCGTGACCGAAGCTGACTATGATGCTTGGACGGGTGGTATGAAGTTAATACAAGATGTGTTTGATTACCTAACACCAGCGCAGAGAGAGCTAATGCTCAGTAATACTTGCGACACATGCTGGAACAAGTTCTTCCCGAACAGCGAAGAAGATGACGAGGACGAGTGATGTTACTAAGTAAATTTGATTTGTTTATGATTACGTCTTGCATATTATTTATCCTCGTGTGTTTGGGATTAAGCATTTATTTCATTAGTTTGATCTGGAGTTTATAAGATGAGTGAGACAGAGTGGCCTGTCAAATTTCAAATGTCTGAGTCTCAGGTGAAGATAGTAAGAATGGCTTTGCAATACCTTGCTTGTGATTACACAGAATATGATTTGGATGATCTGAAGATTACTAGCGAACAGTTAGAGACAAGAATCAATTACCTACTAGAAAAGAAATTCATTGGTTGAGCAACATGAGTGATTTATCAAGAGATGAGATTGAGCTTCGAGACAGAAAAATTCGTAAGCTACGAAAGCAAGGACTAACCTTACGAGCTATCGGAGAACAGTACAATGTTACCCGTGAGAGGATTAGGCAGATATGTCAGGGTATACCTAAGCCAGACCTCAAGACATATTACGATAATGATTGCGTTGTGTGCGGAGCTACATTCACCGTCGATTCAGAATCAAAAAACAAACAAACTTGCAGTGATAAATGCTTAAAGAAAATACAATCAAAGAACAACTACAAGAATGGTAGATGGACTGGCGAACTAATAAAATTAGAATGTCATGCTTGTGGATGTGAATTTCACAGGACAAAGAGATGGATCAACCAATCAAACCACAAGAACTTTAAGGACAAAGAAGTAGACATCGAATCCAAAAATTGGTATTGCTCGAAAGAGTGTTATTATGGAAGAAACAAAGACAAAGATGTTTAACTACACTAAGAACGACCCTAAAAACTTTGTAGCCACTAGAGGAGATAGAACATGGAAGAGAAACGTATCGAACTGGCTGAACACTTTGGGTCTGATCTTATGTTCGCCGATAATTTTGACGCTGCTATTATCGGTGTTTCTGTTGGACTTGGTTCTAGTAAAGTTGTATATGATACAAAAAAGATGGCAGAAATCTTAATCAAAGAACATAGCATGACGGAAGAGGATGCGTGGGAGTATTTAGAATACAATACTTTTAGTGCGTATGTTGGAGATAACACTCCAGTATACGTAGACACTAGCACTTGGGATGATTTAGATGCCTGAATACAGAGCAAAGATTAGAAATAAAAAAGGAAGAGCAAAGACTAGAGTAGTAAAAATATTTGCTGGTTGTTATTCTGACGCAGAATCAGAAGCTCAAAGAGAAGCAAAACGTGGAGAGTATGTATACTCTTTAGACAATGTAAATTTTCCAAAAGATAAATTCAAAGTACTAAGCAGAGGATAGAATGACTCAATATAGATTTCAATGTTGTGGTCAAATTGCAACACACAAGCAATGCACTCAAAATCCATGTCCTTTTTGTGGTAAACAAAATCCTATCTGTGAAGAGGTTGACAAAGAAGATATGGTCTTTCCCACAGTTTCTGGTTTTTCAGGTGATAAAAAGCACGAAGAAAGAGCTTGGGGTTCATTTGATGTTTTATTAGATGAAGAGGGCATAAAGGTTAAGAGGATTATAGTTAAGTCTGGTGAACGACTTAGTTTACAGTTACACACAAAGAGAGAAGAGAAATGGTTCATTGTTGAAGGCTTTGGGACTGTCCAAGTCGGGAGTGATGAGTTTGATTTAGAAGCTGGCGACAGCATCACTATTAGAAAATACGAAGTACATAGAGTTAGAAATGCTGGATTGGTTGATCTGGTAATTGTAGAAATACAAACTGGTGACTGCCAAGAAGATGACATCATTAGATTACAAGATGATTATGGAAGAGAATAGACTGGCTTTGTTTTCATTAACGTGCAAACATCCTGTTACTAACACCAGTCTAAGCTAGATAGCAAGCCGCTGGTGACCCTTTGAGACTATTCATTACTTTACTTACGCAAAGCATGAAACTTCTCTGTTCGGAGGTGAACCAAAGGCGAACTATCTAGCAATGCCCCGTTCGTCTAGTGGACTAGGACATCGGCTTTTCACGCCGAAGACAGGAGTTCGATTCTCCTACGGGGTACTTACTACAAGAAGAGGCAGTAGACACAATGAACAATTCTTGGGGAGCGCCAAGTAAATACAGCAAAGATGCGCACGGCTTGCGTAAACAACAAAAGTATATGACTTATTTGGTATACGTTTTAATACTATGTTTTATTTTTTGTTTTGGTTTGATTATGTTTCGATAGGTTAGCCATGAACTTTTTATTTGATGTAGATGGAACTCTTACTGATTCCAGATGTAGCATTGACGAAGATTTCAAAAAATATTTTGCCGAATGGGTAAATATTCAAAGAAGCAAAAGAAATAAAGTCTTTCTTGTTACTGGATCAGATAGAGACAAGACAGTGGAGCAGATAGGAGTAAGTCTCTGGAGACACGTTGATGGGTGCTATCAAAACTGTGGAAATGTATACTACGAAAAAGGTAAACTTAGGTATCAAAAGGTCTGGCAGGTTCCAGACGAGCTTCGTATTAGCATAACTAAGCAGATCGAGCAAAGTAGATGGTTTGGAAAATTTACAGGCAACATCGAAGAACGAATAGGAATGATTAATATTTCTACCATTGGTAGAGATTGCAATGCTGTTTCAAGAAGAGAATACTACAACTGGGATAAAGAAAGAGGCGAAAGAATAGATATAGCTCATAACCTATCTAAAGAATTTCCCGATCTATCTTTTTGTATAGGCGGTGAAATAAGCATAGATATATTCC